GACCGTCCCGCCCGTGGCGTCAATGTAGAGCTTTGTTTTCGGCAGGATCATCTCGGTGACTGACGGCAGTGTGAGCGACCCCGTAAATGTCGAGCTAGATAGCTGCCGACCTACCCAGTTGGCGCTCATTTGCCACGCTTCACCCGCATTGGCCGATAGCTCGAATTCCTCAACGAATGAGTATTCCATCTCGCGCACGTCACCTGTTACCGCCGCGTTGCCCGCTTCAATGGTATAGGTCATTATCGTGTTGAGCGTAGTGCCAGTCGGGAAGTCATAGGTGTAGACGTAAGGCCCAGCCCCTGTCGGCGAGACCGTTTCGACACCAGCCTCTAGGATGTGGGGTAACTGCTCTACCGTCAGCGGCGTGGATGGCATGGCAAGCCGTCCCAGCAATGCAGATGTAAATGCACGCTCGGCAGGCACAAGCAGCCCAACTTGCTCCTCTACCTGCTGAATAGTGCGCGCATCTTCCAGCATGGCGAATGCGCCGCGCCAAATAAAAGTAGCTGGAACTGCGGTACCTGCGCTTCCGGTTTCGCGACCAGCCTGCAATTTTGATAGGTCATATGGTGCATATGATGGCATTATTTACCGTCCTTTACATCGACGGTCTCAGCCGTCTGATTCTGTGCAACCGACTCATAAAGCTTTTTGCCAGTCGCCTTCTCGGATGCAGCAATAGCGTCACCATGGTCTTTTGCTTCCGCAGCACTCAAATCACGTGCTGGTACGCCGTGGATATAGTCGCCATTGCCGATGTATCGTAATTTCATAGACTCCACCTAGTGATTTATTTTCACTTTTATCTCGAATCGGGTCACCAAATGCATTAGGTCGTTGTATCGCTTCGGTATTATCTGGTATCGAAACACCTCGGCTCCGCTGCCCATGTGTGACACGGCCCCAGATAGCGTCCTATCGCTCTGTAGCTTTGAAAAAACTCTGTCGGGGAATGGCTTGGCTTGGTCCACAGTCTGCGCCAGCATCTGACGCGCTAGGTAGATTTCAGCAATCAGCGTATGGACGCTGTAGCCACCAGCGGCAGTATCGTGATACTCGCCGTCGTTGGCGTACACAAGCAGCGCCGGAAACTCGTTTAGCGATTCCGGCGGATCGTTATGGGCGCGAGTGATGCCAGTCATATCACTGAGCAGCGTGTACAGATTATCGACCGCAGTCTCTAGGCTCATGCGCCATACCCCATGCCGATTGTTTGATTTTTCAGCAGAGCCCGCACCTGCTTCGGCACCTGCTCCACGTAAACAAGCTGCCCCAGATCCTGATTAGCGGTAGCATCCTGCAATGCAGCCTGCCACCGCTTGAACAGGTAAGCCGTCCAGTAGGCGCATGCTTCTGCAATGTCCGCAGGGGGTGAGGCTGAGTATCCCCATTTGCCGACGACGGCAATCTCACCGTCGGTATCAAAAGCCCAGCTATCGGCAGTGGAAAGCAAACGCACTTCACTGTAGCGTGCCGCGTTGCGTGGATGTAGCCGATAGTTGGCGCTAGCGACGCTGTTGCCCTGGCCATCCGTGATGCTGTCGATACTGATAATGGGGTGATCTAGGTAGAGCGAGTCACCATCGACGCAATCATCATCAAAATAGCGCGTCGAGCTAATGCTCTGCGCAAAGCTGTTGGCAACCAGTCCGTACCACTCGTCGATACGGCGGCTGATGGCCTCTGCCGCACTGATGAGATCGCTATCGTAGGTAGAGCCGCTAATATTGAGACGCCCGCTATTTTTGATGTTATCAATGCTACAATACTGTGTCATTGAGTGCCTCAATCAGCTCGGCTTTGTTCATGGCGCTATAGCCGTCAACACCAACGCTCTTGGCTTCGGCCTTGAGTTGCGTCACGGTCATGCTGGCGTAGTCGATGGATGGCGTATCATCAGCCTCAGTTACCAAAATGGCTTGACCTGCATCTATCATTCGTGTGGCCTCAGCGTCGCCGACCTCGATAATGTCACCATCGCTCTGCGCACCTTTGCGCACGTCCACGCGAGAAACCAAAAGTTGCACTGTTGTCATAAAAATCTCCAAGTGTGGCTCCATTACGGAGCCACACGATTATCTAGGTAGCCTGCGTCAAATACTGCACCGCTTCCGCCTGTAAAACCCTGTAGACTGTGCGGAAATAGTAATGCAGCACAATTTGCCCGGTGCTTGCTTTGCTGTACGGGTCGCGCAGGAATGTAATATCCGGTGCCTCGCGCTTGCCGATGAAGTTGCCATTTACAAAGGCGATAGCCTTGTTGGTCGATGCGATAGCGGGCATCGACTGCGAGTTGTAGACGGGGAAGCCATTGATGTCGCGACGTGCAGAGCCGTCGCCGTTTCCTGCAGGTGTGACCTGGAACAGAAAATCATTTCCCTGCAACTGGCGAATGGTACCCTCTGACGCGCGGCGCATGAGCCATGCGGCATTGTCGGTGTACTCATCAGCCAAGGCATACTCAAGATCCATGATTTCACCAGCCGTTATAGCCGCAGCACCAGTAGTTGTTTTTGCCGAGGTGCCGTTAGCGAGAATCTCGGTGACGAGTAGGCTATTGTGTGTCTTCGCCATGCCGCGCCCGATGAAATCTTCAAGGAACGCCATCAAGCGACTGTCCTCGTCTTCAAGTAATTCATAGGACAACTCGACGCGCTTGGTGTATTTCACCAACGTCATAGCCGCCTGGCCAAGCGCCGGGGCATCACGATCTGTGGATGCAGCCTCAGCAGTGCTGACAAATTCGCCATCGGCTTCAGCATCAAGGGGTACATTGACCGTGGTTCCCTTGCCAGGAATGTTCAGCACGCCGAGCGCATCGGCCAACATCATTTCATCGCGACGGGCGATGATTCCCTGGTAATGCCCAGTCGGAACCGCGTACCCACCATCGGCATCGGTGCCGACGTTCATGTCGGTATCGTTGGAAGCCTTCATGGCTTTTAGCCCACCATCATCACCAGTGCGCACAAAATGTGCCGCGGCCTTCTGCCAAGAATCACCCAGGCCGGTCTTGTTGATGCTTACGCTGTTCTTGGTCCCCACCTGCATTGGCGCGGAATTGATGGGCTCTTCCTCAATTTTCTTCAGACGCTCCTCAAAAGCCTTCAGGCTCTTCGTCACGCGCTCATCAAATGCCATGGTCACTGCCGACACAATTGCGTCCGTGTCAACAGCCACACCCGCAGGCGTCTCATTGCCCTGCTCTTGTACTTCGTTACCCATTTTTAAATCTCCTGCTGATTTCTCAGCTTCTACATGTTGTGTGTTGTCGGTTGCTGTTGACTCGCTCGATACTGCGCTTGCGTCTGGCTCTGGTGATGTACCGTCACCCTCTGGCTTCGACGCCTCTGGCATCTCGCTCGAATCATTTATATCGTCAGGCTCTGCGCCTGTTGATAGCTCAATATTTTCTAGTGATTTCACTGGCGCTATAGTTGGTAGTCGTGGCTCGGCGGCGGTGGGGGTGTATGCCCACTCCGTGATGTGCCACATTTTGATCCTTCCGTCATGGTCACGGTCTACCATGTGGCCTGATGCACCACTCGACCACCGAAATTTTCCACTTTGTGCTAATTCAAAAACCGTCTTTTCGTACTCATCGCTTAGATCCAACACGTGCTGAACAAGAATTCCATAATCGCCCATGACGGCTTTTACAGGATTTTTGAAAGTCTGCTGGGCCAAACGGGTTAGGAATTCAGCCTCGCTCTTCGTGGTTGAGCGAGTAATCATCGGCTTTCGATGATTGAGCGTTGCCGCCATGCCGTTGCCCTTGTGCGGCCCGAAATCCGTTTCGGCGTCGAAATAATCACCGTCCAGATCCTTCTCGGTGCGATCGGAGAAGCGAATACCAACTGCCTCAACAAACCCCTGGCCGTTCTTGATGCTGGCCTTCACCGTATCGCCGAATGCCACAAAAGATTTACCCGCAACGCCGGAATCCATCCCCATCTCGTACTCGTGCCGCTTATCACCCACCGTCAGTGTCAGCGAATCAATTACAA